AGTGTTGCAGGCATCCTAGCTGCGTTTTTTGGCGCACAAGCATGGTCGAATAGGAAATAGCATGTGGCAGGTAGCGGGTGTTCTGGGCGTGGCCTTGGTTCTTACGGGCGGGGCTTTCAAGATGTATGCGGACAAGACTGAGGCTGAGAAAGAGGCAATGGCTACCAAGCTTCGCGTTGCCGCCGAAAACGAATTAGTCCTAGAAAACAGCATATCCAACTTGAACAACCAACTCACTGAGGCGGAAGAGCGCCAGCAGCGTATATTGGATCGAGTCAACGAGCTTCAGGCTGCTAACGCACAGGCTCAGCAAGAGGTGGAGTCGATTAGAAAAAAGTTCGCAAAGCACGATATGAATGTGCTGTCGCTACGCAAACCGGGTCTGATTGAAAACATCATCAACCGTGGCACTAAGGGGGTTTTAAGTGATCTGGAAACTATTACCGATCCTGCTTCTTAGTGGTTGTGGACTGCTAGGTCGAGAGCCATACATCCCTGAAACCAAGCCTGTCGAGGTTGTCACGGTCATCAAGCCAGCAGCCGTCTACCACCCTGCACTGCCAAACGCCATATCCACACTGCCTGTCGAATGGAAGGTTCTTACGCCTCAGACGATGCAGGAATATCTTGATGATCTTGAAGAGGGTAACGCCCCGACGAACGCTTACTATGGCTTATCGACAAAGGGTTATGAGAACCTATCAACGAACATGGCGGAAGTTAAAAGATATATCCGCCAAGTGCTCACTATTGTACAATATTACAAAAATTTGGACGAGGAACTCGAAGATGAGAGTGACCAGCGAGGAGGGGATATCCCTGATTAAAAAGTTCGAGGGCTGCGAACTGAAAGCATATCAGTGCTCAGCTAACGTCTGGACGATTGGTTATGGTCATACCCGAGGTGTCAGTGATGGCGATTCCTGCACCCAGAAAGACGCTGATGACATGCTCGTTGATGATCTGCAAGAGTTTGAGGGTTACGTCAACGAGCTGGTTGATGCAGAGCTGACGCAAAGTCAGTTTGACGCGCTAGTGGCTTGGACATACAACCTTGGCCCAACCAACCTAAAATCCTCCACGCTACTGAAGCGTTTGAATGAAGGTGACATGGCGGACGTGCCACACCAGATCCGTAGATGGAATAAAGCTGGCGGCAAAGTATTAGACGGTTTGATCCGAAGGCGTGAAGCAGAGGCGCTTTTGTTCCAAGGGGAAGCTTGGGAAAATGTCTGAACTCTCGCTGAAAGACTTTGAGATCCTGAGCGAGCAGGATCAAAACGAAGCCTTGGCGCTTCTGTCCCGTTATGACCAAATGGAAAAGCAGGACAAGTGTCAGGGTGACTTCATTGAGTTCGTCAAGCATATGTGGCCTGAGTGTATATTGGGCCGTCATCACAAGATTATTGGCGACAAGTTCAACAAGATTGCACAAGGCAAGCTGAAGCGGTTGATCGTCTGCTTGCCTCCTCGACACTCTAAGTCTGAGTTTGCGAGTACTTACTTTCCTGCTTGGATGATGGGGCGCAAGGGTGATCTCAAGATCATTCAAACCACGCACACGGCTGAGCTGGCGGTTAGATTCGGCAGAAAAGTCAGAAATATCATCGACTCGGATGATTACTCTCAAATATTTCCAGACCTACAATTGCAGGCGGACAACAAGTCTGCTGGCCGTTGGACAACAAACCAAGAAGGTGAATCGTTCTACGCAGGTGTTGGCGGTGCTATCACGGGTCGCGGCGCTGACCTTTTGATCATTGACGATCCGCACTCAGAGCAAGACGCGCTATCGCCTACGGCAATGGAGTCGGCTTACGAGTGGTACACGTCAGGGCCACGGCAGCGTTTACAGCCGGGCGGAACGATCATCATTGTAATGACTCGATGGTCAACGAAAGACCTTGTAGGGAAGGTTCTCAAGAAGCAGGGCGACGATCACGCTGACCAGTGGGAGGTTGTCGAGTTCCCCGCCATTATGCCCGAATCTGATACTCCGCTCTGGCCTGAGTTCTGGAAGAAAGAAGAGCTTTTGTCGGTGAAAGCGTCTCTACCAATCAGCAAATGGAATGCTCAGTGGATGCAAAACCCAACCGCTGAAGCTGGCTCTATCGTGAAGCGAGAGTGGTGGCGTAAGTGGGAAAAGGACTGGGTGCCATCTTATGAATACGTCATTCAGAGCTACGACACCGCGTTTAGCAAAAAAGAGACTGCCGACTACTCGGCCATAACCACATGGGCGATATTTCAGTCGCCAGATGACAATGTTCAAGCAATTATATTGCTAGACGCCAAACGAGTCAGGTTGGATTTTCCTGAGCTGAAGCGATTGGCTTACGAAGAGTACAAGTATTGGGAGCCAGACTGCATTTTGATCGAGGCCAAAGCCAGTGGTACGCCACTGACTCAAGAGCTTCGGCGCATGGGCATCCCAGTGACGGCCTATACACCATCGAGAGGCCAAGATAAGATTGCCCGAATGAACAGCGTTGCGCCGATCTTTGAGTCGGGCATGGTTTGGGCACCAGATGAAAGCTTTGCCGATGAGGTGATTGAAGAAATGGCGAGCTTTCCGTTTGGCGATAACGACGATTACTGTGACTCGGCAACGATGGCGTTGATGCGGTTCCGTCAAGGCGGCTTTTTGAGCTTGCAAGACGATTACCCTGAAGAGGCTGAGTTTTTAAGGCGTGACAGACAGGTATATTACTAATGGCGATTGAAAAACAAGGCTTGGGCACAGAGAACGATCCTGACGTGATGCCGATGGGTAGCGCGATGGAAATCGAGCCTGAGATGACTCGCAACGATGAGATCCGCAACGCAGCCGAGATATTGGTGCGGGAAGAAGAGATACTGATTGATGACGAGATCGACGCTGTTGAGGAGCAGATAGACACCGACTTCAACGCGAACTTGGTTGATTTCATCTCAGACAGTGATTTATCCAAGCTGGCGAGCGATGTTATTGGTTCGATCAAATCAGACAAAGAAAGCCGTAGCGAGTGGGAAAAGACGTACACCGATGGTTTGAAGTATCTGGGCATGAAGTTCGATGAGTCTCGCAGCCAGCCCTTTGAAGGCTCAAGCGGCGTTATTCACCCAATCTTGGCGGAATCGGTTACGCAGTTTCAGGCGCAGGCGTACAAAGAGCTGCTACCCGCCAAGGGGCCGGTCAAGACCGAAATCGTGGGTGTACGCAGCCCAGAGGTCGAAATGCAGGCTGGTCGCGTCCAAGACTTCATGAATTATTACATCATGAACATCATGGAAGAGTACGACCCAGAGCTGGATATGCTCCTGTTCTATCTGCCGCTCGCAGGCTCGGCTTTCAAGAAAGTGTACTTCGACACTGGCACAAGCCGTGCAATGAGCAAGTTCATCGAGCCTCAAGATCTTATTGTGCCTTACGAGGCCACCGATCTGTTCAGCGCAGAGCGTGTGACGCACGTTCTCAACATGAGCCGTAACGAGATCAAAAAGCAGCAGATCAACGGGTTTTATGCCGATGTCGAGTTGAAGGGCGGTTCTATGACCGTCAGCCGAAGCGACATTGACGAGCAGATTGACGAGATCGAGGGCATGGAGCCTTCGTATCAAGAAGACCGTGATCACGTCGTTTTTGAGACGCACACCATACTTGATATACCCGGCTTTGAGGACGTAGGAGAGGATGGCGAGCCTACAGGCTTGAAGCTGCCGTACATCGTCACGATAGACGAAGGAAGCCAAAAAGTTTTGTCGATCAGACGCAACTACATCGAGACTGACCCGCGCAAGGCTAAGATCAACTTCTTCGTGCAGTATAAGTTTTTACCGGGACTCGGTTTTTATGGTCTAGGGCTAAGCCACATGATCGGTGGCATTTCCAAGTCGGCCACGTCGATTCTGCGCCAGCTCATTGATGCAGGCACTTTGGCGAACCTGCCAGCAGGCTTCAAGGCTCGCGGTATGCGTATTCGTGACGAGGACAGCCCATTACAACCGGGCGAGTTCCGCGACATCGACACCACTGGTGCTTCGTTACGCGAAAACTTGATACCGCTGCCCATCAAAGAACCTAGCAACGTGCTCATGCAGCTCTTAGGGCTGCTTGTAGAGTCTGGTAAGC